ACCCAATTCATACCTAGTGCTTTGGCCACTTTAATACGCTGTCGGATAAGCCGCTTCTGGAGGCCCTGTCCCTGATGAGGTCGTGTAACACCCGCACGACACATATACATGCAGTCGCTCCAACGACTAGAGGAAACAAGGCCAGCGAAGCCAGCTGCCTCACCAGTTTCTGAGTAAGCAATGAACCAGTAGCCATTTTTTGTAATTTCATATAGGGGACAATCAGGAAGACATGTTTTTTGCAACGACTTGAGAAGCTTTACCACTTCGGGCAAACTTGTATCAACACGGGCAATTTGATATTTCATGCACCTATTGTGCAAAAGATTTATGACAAGAAAATAAAGGTTGCAAAGTTAAAAAACACATGATATAAACAAGGTAATCCGGGGTTATCCGGTGCATTAGACAGTCCCGGCTGACGACATACAGACTAATGCGCCTAACTTGTATGTAAGGAAAAATCATGGCACGCACAACATTCAGTGGCCCAGTACGATCAATGGGCGGTATGTATCAACAAGGTAATGGCGCAGTGATTGCACTCACCGCCAGCACAACCTTGGATCCCATCTCTCATGGTGGTCGCATTTTGAGCGTTGGTGGCACTTTGGCTTCTAACCTCGTTATCACTTTGCCCACAATTAGCACTGTTGCTAATGGCGTTTCTTCTGGCCCCGGTCAAGACTACAATACCGCCAATAATTTGGGCGTGTTGTATAGCATTTGGGTTCCTACAACGATTGCTACCAGCTCTGTTAAAATTGGCACTGATGGTACTGACAAATTTGTCGGTTCTTTGTTGTCTGTTGACACAGATTCTTCTGGCGCTATGGTTGGTTTCACAGCCGCTGCTTCCAACGACTTCATCAACTTGAACGGCGGCACCACTGGTGGCGTTGCAGGCACTTGGATTGAAATCCGCGCGCTTGCCGCATTGAAATATGTGGTTACTGGCGTGATTCTCGGCACTGGCACCGTGGCTACGCCATTCGCAGATTCCTAATTAACTCAAGGGGGCCCATGGCCCCCAACTTAAGGGAGATTAATTATGTTTCAATATGACGTAAAACAGGCACATATAAACGGTACGGGGTTTCTTGTGCAGGGGAGATCCCGTGTCAAGGCAATTTCATTTACAGGTAGCGCGACTGCAGGATATGTTTCGTTATTTGATACCTCAGTTGCTCCTGTTACTACTGCGACCTATGGTAGGTCAGGCACTACAGTAACCGTTAGTTCTACGGGCCATGGGTTATCCACAGGGGATGCGATTGGGGTAGATTTTGGTACTGGGACAGGTGGAACGGCCACAAATGGTAACTACACAGTTACGGTTACAAATGCAAATACTTTTACCATTACTGATATCAATTCTGGCTCCATTACTGCGGGAGCCTCAATGGTATATGCAGCCCGTTGGTTGATGACCTTTGATATCTCCGCAGGCGATACATACAACAACGTCAGCCTTATCCCGGGTGATGGTGTAGTAGCATTTAATGGGGTATATGTCCAAACGTCTAATATAACAGCAGTAAACATCTTCTACGGATAAGGAGTCCAAAATGGGACGAGCAGCAAAAATGGCAGATGATCAGTACCAAGGCGAAGTTCAGCCCGGTGCAAACAAGCAAGATATGAGCAAAGGTGGCGCTAAGCAGACCGCACGTAAAACTGTGGCCCCTTCTGGTTCCACTACACCTCGTGGTGTTGGCGAAGCACGCAATAAGCCCTGCAAACTGTATTGAAATGGCTAAGTCTCCCGCATGGCAGAGGAAAGAAGGGAAAAGCCCAACTGGCGGTTTGAACGCCAAGGGGCGCGCCTCCGCCAAAAAGCAAGGCATGAATTTGAAACCTCCCCAGCCGGAAGGCGGCTCCCGCAAGGACTCTTTTTGTGCGAGGATGGAAGGCATGAAAAAGAAGCTGACCAGCGAGAAAACCGCCAAAGATCCAGATAGCAGAATTAATAAAAGCTTACGGAAATGGAAGTGCTGAAATGGAATTGATGTTATGGAATATTGTCCTGACAGCACTTTTAGGCTTTGTTGGGTGGGTTCTAAAGGATAAATCCGAAGAGATTAATCGTCTTCAGATTTTGATTAACCGTACCCGCGAAGAAATTGCCAAAGAATACGTGACCAAAGCTGAGGTCCATGCGGATATCAACCGTGTTTTGGATAGACTAGATAGGTTGGACGAAAAGTTAGACCGTTTAATGGGAGTAACAAATGCCCGTAGTCAGTAAGAAACAAAAAAGATTTATGGATGCAGCGGCACACAGTCCTGCATTTGCCAAAAAAGTAGGCATCCCACAGTCTGTGGCGATGGATTTTAGTGAAGCCAGTAAAGGCAAAAAGTTTAGAAAAGGTGGTGAAGCCATGGCAAAGATGAAAATGTTTGAAAAGTCTGGTAAAGATGTCGAGAAAAAGGGCGTAAAAGAAGGCTCTAAAGCCGATATGGCCATGGACAAAAAGCAAGGTTATGCCAAAGGTGGCATGGTTGCTGGCATGGGTCAGTCACAAGGGAAAACCCTTAATCAAAACGTCAAGAAATTAGAAGGCGATAAAGTTGCCGTTCGTGGCGTTGGTGCAGCTCGTGCACGCACAGCAATGATCTATTGATATGGCTGTTTCTGGCGTATCCAACTTTGATCTGCAGTTTGACGACCTCATAACTGAGGCGTATGAGCGCTGCGGCATTGAAGTGCGTGATGGTTACGACATGAAAACAGCGCTTCGTTCTATAAATTTAATTTTTGCAGAATGGGCTAATCGGGGGTTAAATCTTTGGACGATTGAGCAGCGCCAACAGGTTTTGACACCCGGTGTGTATGAGTATGACCTCCCTACGGATACGATTGATGGCCTCTCAGCCGTCATTCGGACCAATGCAGGCCAGTCTACCCAGCAGGACATCACAATTGATCGTATAGGCCGCGCAGAGTGGTTGCACGTACCAAACAAGTTGACCCAGTCTCGCCCTGCGCAGTATTACATTCAACGGACTGTGCCGGCTAAAGTATTTTTGTATCCTTCTCCCGATGCCACGCAGACTTGGACATTTGTTTATTACGCCATTCGGCGCATGGACGATGCAGGTGGATTTACAAATACTGCAGACATCTCTTTTCGCTTCCTGCCTTGTTTAGTGGCTGGACTGGCTTATTATTTGTCAGTCAAAAAAGCGCCTGATCGTGTTATGTTGCTCAAGCAAATGTATGAAGAAGAGTTTGCACGTGCAGCTTCGGAAGATCGTGAGCGATCAGGCTTCTTTGTGGTGCCTACCTATACGCAGAGGTAAGCCATGGCTTATGTATCAGGCAAATTTGCAATTGCGCTGTGCGATAGATGCGGCCAACGATACAAGCTCAACACTCTTATCAAAGAATGGACGGGTTTTAAGGTTTGTCCTGAGTGTTATGAGCCAAAGCACCCACAGTTGGAGCCAAAGCGCTCAATAAATGAGCCTCAGGCCTTGCAACAACCTCGCCCAGAGAGTAGACTTGGGGTTACCGTCTACGTCGGGTTCACGGCTGATACTTCATTTGCAAGTATCGGAATGATGCCGATGCCTTATGCCAAACCATTGGTCGCTGCAGCGATTCTTGGAACAGTCAAAACGAGCATCACATGAACTACACTGAATTAAGTACCGCTATTCAGGCTTACACCGACAATACAGACGCTGGTTTTGTAGCAGAAATTCCTGTTTTTGTTATGCAAGCTGAGCAGCGTGTATATAACGCGGTACAAATTGCCAACTTACGCAAAAACGTGACGGGTGTGTTGCAAACCGGAAATAAATATCTTAGTTGTCCAAGTGATTTTTTATCTACTTATTCATTGGCAGTATATCTTGCACCTAGTACAACGGCTACGGGATCCTCGGGCAGTTCTACTATTATTGTGGCGAGTGCATTAAACATAGCTGTAGGCATGTATGTTTCGGGCACTGGTATTGCAACTGGTGCAACTGTTACAGTGGTCAACGGCACTACCATTACCCTGAGCATTGCAAATACTGGTGCAGTATCTGGCACTGTGACGTTTCAGGGTGAGTATACATATCTGTTAAACCGAGACGTGAACTTTATGCGTCAGGTATACCCCAATCCGCTTTATCAAGCTACGCCTAAGTACTATGCTATTTTTGGGCCTCAATCAAATGACGTCAATGAGCTGACGTTTATCATGGGTCCCACCCCTGATGCCCAATACAATGCAGAACTTCATTTTTATTATTATCCCGAGTCAATTGTTACGGCAAACCGGTCGTGGTTAGGGGATAACTTTGACAGCGTTCTTTTGTATGGGTCTCTTGTTGAGGCATATACATACATGAAGGGTGAGCAGGATTTGATGGCGCTATACGATGTCAAATTTAAAGAGGCGTTGGGTCTCTTGAAGAATTTGGGCGATGGTAAGCAACGCGGTGATGCTTACTTGGATGGCCAAGTCAAAATACCAGTGAGTTAAACCATGATTACAGCTGGCCTTACCAACAGTTTTAAGCAGCAATTGCTGCTTGGAGTGCATGATTTTTTAACAGACACGTTTAAGATTGCGCTGTATACATCTTCGGCTGTTTTAGGTCCTGATACCACTGTATATACAACAAGTAATGAAGTATCTGGTGCGGGGTATACGGCAGGTGGTTTGCAGTTGCAAAATATCACAGTCAATTTATCTATGGGCGTAGCTTATGTAAGCTTTACAAACCCATCGTGGTCGGGCGCAACCTTTGCCACACGCGGAGCATTAATCTATAATTTCAGTAAATCAAACAAGTCTGTTGGTGTCTTGAATTTTGGTGTTGATCAAACGATGTTGGGTCAATCTTTCACTATTCAGCTGCCTACAAATGATCCAGAAACCGCCCTCATCCGAATCTCTTAAGGACACACCATGACCACAGAAAAACTCACAGCAACTGACCATGTTTTTAGTGGTCTGACTGCCGGTACACAATCAGGCGAGCAAGCCAAAGCCACAGGCGTTTACTACGTTGAGTGCCATGATAAAGATGGTAACTTGAAGTGGTCTGCTGAGTCTAAGAACTTGGTAGTGAACGTTGGCCTTCAGTACATGGCTGGCACGGCTCTGACTTCAGTGACCCAGATTACCACTTGGTATATTGGTCTGTATGGTGCTGGTGCATCTAACACCCCTGCGGCTGGCGACACAATGTCTTCTCACGCTGGCTGGACTGAAGTTGTGCCTTACAGCAATGCAACCCGCGTGACTGCTACGTTTGCCACAGCAACGACTGCAAACCCTTCTGTGGTTACTAACTCAGCTTCCCCTGCTACGTTTAACATCAATGCGACTTCCACTGTTGGCGGTGCGTTCTTGACAAGTGGTAGTGCTAAGAGCGGTACGACTGGAACATTGTTCTCTGCTGCTGACTTCTCATCGCCCGGTGACCGCTCTGTGGTTTCTGGTGACGTTTTGAGCGTAACTTATACATTCAGCTTAGCCGGTTGAGGTCTAAATGGCTGACGGCGGCTGGGGTTCTGGCACATGGGGTCAGGCTGGCTGGGGTGATTCAGTCGTTGACCGGAGTGTTGCTGAAACTGCGACAGGGACGGATGACGTCTCCGCATTGGCCTCGTTGGGGTCTAGCGTCAGTGAAACAGCTACAGGATCGGATGCGGTCAGTGCATTAGCTACATTTGGGTCGGCGGTAAGTGAGACTGGTACTGGGACGGATTTAGTAAGCGCCATACCAACGTATGGGGTATCGGTCAGTGAGAGCGGTACAGTTTCAGATGCAGTAAGTTCTACGCCCACTTATGGGGTGTCGGTTTCTGAAACGGGTACGGGTACAGACAGTGTTGCGGGAGCAATGACCTTTGGGTCGGCTGTCAGTGAAACAGGTACTGGAACAGATGCGGTAAGTGCGCTTGCAACGTTTGGTGCGGCGATCAGTGAAACGGGTACAGGGACAGATGCGATAAATGCCAAAGCTACTTTTGTAGCAAGCTTGAGTGAAACTGGAACAGGAAGTGATGCGATAAGCGCGATACCTACATATGGGGTGTCAGTAAGCGAGAGCGCTACAGTATCGGATGAGGCGGTTGCATTTGCCAACTTCTTGGGCAGGATCACAGAGAGCGCGACAGGTACGGATACAGTGGCAGGGGCATTCACATTCTTGGCGTATATTGTTGAGAGTGTGACTGGAACGGATGCAGTAGCTGCCAATATATCTGTTGGGTCTTCTGTAAGTGAGTCGGCAAGCGGGTCTGATTCTGCGGCAGCAAAGGTTACGTTCAGCGGTGTTATTGCTGAGAGCGCAACAGGATCGGATGTAGATGCGGCGCTGGCTTTGTTTAGGGCTTCCATTGTGGAGCTGGCAACGATATCGGATTTGGTGGTGGGGAGGCCTTTGTGGGAAATTATTGATGACACGCAGACCGCAAACTGGCAAAATATCAACAACGTTCAGTCTTCGGGCTGGACACAGATAGGTGATACTCAGGACGCTGGGTGGGCACAGATCGACACGAACTAGGAGTATTGAATGACGACAGCATACACATCACTATTGGGCTTGGCACTGCCAGTCACGGGCGAATTGAGCGGCACATGGGGCGACACTGTAAACAACTCCATTACATCTTTGCTCGACTCCGCAGTTGCCGGTACGACTAACGTAAGCACTGATGCAGATGTAACACTGACCACAACCACAGGCGCAGCAAACACAGCCCGTGAAGCTATTCTCTTATTCTCAGGTGCGCGTACAGCTCTTCGCACAATTACAGCGCCCGCCCAGTCAAAGGTTTATACAGTTATCAACGCCACCACAGGCGGCTACTCTGTTAAGTTGGTAGGTGTTGGCCCAACTACTGGTGTGACGATTGTTGCTGGTGAGTCTGCTGTTTGTGCATGGAACGGCTCTGACTTTGTGAAGGTGAGTAATACGGGCGGCACAGCTTCGTTCACCAACGTTACTGTTACAGGCACAACCACTTTATCTGGCCTGACTGCTTCTACAGCACTGGCTCTGGATGCAAGCAAAAACGTAGTGAGCGTAACGAATACAGGTACAGGCAACAATGTCTTGTCTGCTTCGCCTACATTAACTGGTACTGTTGGTGGCGCAAGTTTAACTTTGAGTTCATTGACTTCTGGTCGCGTAACTTACGCAGGAGCATCTGGTCTTCTCCAAGACTCTGCCAACTTGCTATACAGCGGCACTGACCTGACTGTTTATGGCATTACAGTAGGCCGTGGTGGTGGTGCTCAATCATCTAATACTGCTGTTGGTGCTGGTGCGTTGGCGGCTTCAAGTAGTGGTCAATGTACTGCTATTGGTGGTTCTGCCTTAGCGGTAAATACAGCAATAAATAATACTGCTGTTGGATTTCAATCGTTACTTGCAAATACGTCTGGTATTAACAATGATGCTTTTGGATATGCCGCTTTATATTCAAATACAACAGGAACATACAATGTTGCAATAGGTGGATATAACTCTAATAGTCTATCTGCATTATTTTCAAACACAACTGGAAGTGCTAATATTGCGGTTGGAAATGGTGCATTAAAGTCCAACACCACAGCATCTAACAACACTGCTGTTGGTTATCAGGCGGGTTATAGCACTACTGGGGCAGGGACAGGTATTACTGCTTTTGGTTATCAAGCCGCTTACACTCACACTACAACAAGCCCTAATTACGCAGATACATTTATTGGTTATCGTGCAGGATACTTAACTACAACTGGTGCTGATCTAACATTTATTGGCGGTTTTGCTGGCAATTCAAACACTACGGGTTCATATAATACTGCTGTAGGTGGAGGCTCTCTTTATGCCAACACAACCGCTTCTGCAAACACTGCTGTAGGCTACAACACATTAGTAGCAAATACTACTGGCGCAGACAACATTGCAATGGGCGTTTCAGCACTATCGTCAAATACAACAGGCGCAAGCAATACTGCTCTTGGTCGTTCCGCACTTGCATCAAACACCACAGCAGCAAACAATACTGCTGTAGGTTATCAAGCGTTGTACAGTAATACAACTAGCAACGGAAGTATTGCTATAGGCAAAGGTGCGCTTTACTCAAACACAGGCGCTATAAATGTTGCTATTGGTTATGAAGCGGCTTATACAAACACCACGGCAACTCAAAACGTAGTCGTTGGCTATCAAGCGGGGTATAGCAGTACCACTGGATAATTTGCGGCAGTTGGCTCTCAGGCTCTGTACAGTAACACCACTGGTATTGATAATGCCGCTTTTGGTCGTTATCGAGTGTTGTATTCCAACACGACAGGAAGCTATAACTCGGCTTTTGGCGACAGGTCGATGTACACAAACTCAACTGGTGCTAATAACACCGCTGTTGGATGGGCCGCTCTATACTCTAACACCACAGCTTCAAACAACACTGCTGTAGGTTATCAAACGCTTTACGCTAATACAACAGGAACTCAAAATACTGCAATTGGCGCATATTCAGCGGCTTCAACAACAACTGGATATTACAATACGTCTGTTGGCGTTACTTCTTTTAATTCAAATACAACTGGAATAGCAAATTCAGTATTTGGTACTCAGGCACTTCAATTCAACACAACTGGAAACTACAACACAGCGCTTGGTATGCAAGCATTAGCTGGTAACACCACAGCATCACAAAACACTGCAGTAGGTTATCAGGCTGGTTACTCAAATACTACAGGTGCAAGTAACTTAACAATTGGTGCTTACTCTGGTTATTCTGGTAATGGAAGCACAAGAAATACTTTTGTCGGAAATGGCTCTGGATACTATGTCACTACTGGTAATGATAATGTGGGCGTTGGTTATGGAGCGCTTGCCTATAACAACCCAAATGCAACTGGTTCAAATAACACAGCAGTTGGCAAGGAAGCATTAGCTTATAACACCACAGTAAATAACAACACTGCTATTGGTTTTCAGGCTGGGTATACCAATACGACAGGAACTGGCATCACAGCGGTTGGCGCGTCTGTTCTTTACAGCAATACAACTGGTGTTGGAAATACAGCGGTTGGAGGTGTTCATTCTGGTTCAGTTAACCCTGCTTTGTACGCAAATACAACGGGTGGTTACAACACCGCTGTTGGCTCTGGCGCACTGACTGTTAACACTACAGGCTCTTACAATACTGCAACAGGGCATTCGGCAGGCACTTCAAACACGGGTACGGCTAATTCTTACTATGGGGCAAACGCTGGTCTTTCCACCACATCTGGCTCTAATAATGCTTTCTTTGGCGCTGGCGCTGGTTATTACGTCAGTACGGGCTCTAAAAATACCATCATTGGCGGCTTTTCAGGCAACCAAGGTGGCCTAGACATTCGCACGTCAAACAACAACGTTGTTCTGTCTGATGGGGATGGAAACCCATTAGGATATCTCAACAGTGCTGGAAGTTTCTTTCTTGGCGCTACAAGCGCACTATCTGGCGGTAGTGCAGATAGACTTTTTCAGATTACATCAGGCACAAATGCTGTCGGCACTGCTAATAGCAACGGTTACATTGTTTATACAAAAAGTATTGAAGCTAATACAGCCACCACAATTTTGACTCCCGCAGGAATTGACCAGTGGGCTGGCGTAATTTTAATTTCTTATGTTCGCGATGCTGACCAAAACCGTTCCGGTATGTTGATGTCTCGGTACAAATACAACAGAACATTTACAACATTGTTGTCAGATTCACAAAATTCAGGTGCAACTTTTTCTATAAGCGGTAGCAATATTCAAGTAACAATTGGCGGTGCTGGAACTTATTTATGTCAAATTTCAATCTGGGGTGGAGCAGGAACCTAATATGAACTACACATGGACTATCAATCAAATGGACTGTTACCCTCAATATGAGGGTCAGGTTAATGTTGTTTGGAATGCAGTTTGGAAACTTTCTGCAACAGACGGCATTACTACTTGCTATATCACTGGCAATCAAGCTTTAACTTATGTTGCTGGAACGGCGTATACACCATATAGCGAATTAACAGAAGCACAAGTTGTTGGATGGGTTCAAGAGGCAATGGGTGCTGATGCCGTTGCAGCAAATGAGCAAATAGTAAACAATCTTGTTGTAGAAACAGTAGTTCCTGCAACGTATCAACCACCACTACCTTGGAGTAATTAAAATGACTATTGAAACACAAACCCCTACCGCAGAAGAAATTGCCAAGCACTACAGTGCCGCAATGGATTCCGTCAACCTGATTAACGCAGGACAGCCAGAAAAAATGTCTGACGAAGACTGGGCTGACACTGTTGCTCGTAACAAAGAGCACCTCAAAATCATGTTGGCTAAAGACTTCTGGACAACAGAAGACCTGACACCCCTGCGTACAGCATCAGCATAACGGGAAGCCACAATGACCGCCTTCTATGTGTATGAACACATCCGCAAGGATACGGGGGCGGTCTTTTATGTTGGCAAAGGGCGCGGTAATCGGCGCTGCTCACAACGCGACAGGAACCAATATTGGCACAATGTTGTAAATAAGGCTGGCGGGTTTGATTTCCGTGTTGTTTGTGAAGACCAGTCTGAAGAATTGATATTGCTTGCTGAAATGGAAAAAATTGACCAGCTGCGGACGCTGGGTGTGACGCTTGTTAACTTGACCGATGGCGGTGAAGGAATTACGGGCCTGAAGCACTCAGAAGAAAGCAAACAATTGATGAGTCAAAAACTCAAAGGCAAAAGCCACAAGCATACGCCTGAGTCAATTGAGAAAATTAGGCAAGCAAATACGGGTGTTGTTTTTTCTGATGAACGCAAGGAAAAGTTGCGGCAAAAGGCTTTGGGCAGAAAGATGCCACCTCATGTAAGAGAAGCTCTTAGTGAGAAAATGAAGTCGTTTAAACATTCAGAAGAAACCAAAGAGCATTTGAGGCAAGTAAACCTTGGTCGCAAACATACGCCAGAAGCTTTAGCAAAGATGAGCGCATGGCAGAAAGATAGACCAAAGTTAATTTGCCCACATTGCAACAAGGCCGCTAGCGTTGGCATGGCTAAACGTTGGCATTTTGATAACTGTAAAATGAAAGATACAAATGGCTAAAGACACGAAAAACGCCGTTTTAATCGATGGGCAAGAGTACCAAGTAGAAGATTTGACTCAGCAACAGCAAGCATTGCTTTCGCACGTTGCCGATTTAGATCGCAAGTTGGATTCAGCAAGATTTTCTGTGGATCAGCTTCAAGTGGGCCGCAATGCCTTCTTTGAGTTACTGAAACAAGCGTTGGAAGCCAAGCCTGAAGAGGCGGTTACTGACGTAGAACCCAAGTAAGGGGTTAGGCAATGAATGATGCGCTGGTTCTCGGTACTGCTTATTTCCCTAGTGTTTTGGGCAAGTGCCAAGAGTCCGTGCATCGTTTCAGATTTTTATGCGCTAAGCGGGATACATGAGCCAACACTGCGCTACATTGAGTTATCTCGGTGGCTGACAACAAACGGCGACAACTGTAGCTCGGAACAGCTTGTAGGAATCTGGAACAACCTAGCTCTATGGGCGGGCGTGGCTGACAGTGCGGAGCTTAGATCAAAGGTTCTTTACTACTATGCACGAGCAATGGAGCGGGAGAAGAAATGAAGGTCAGCTACGACAAGTGGTATCCAGTTGTTCAGCCCCAAGCTATGGTGCAGCAGGAAGCATTTATTAAGCGGGTGGAAAAGCAGAACGCAGAACACGCCTTGCAAGTGCAGATTGACAGTACGGTGAAGAAGTTTCACCAGTATGAGTATGAGATTTATGAGTACAGGATGCGACAGGTAACGCTGAACATCCAGATTGCAAACCTTAAGCGCGACATTGACCAACTAGTGTGAGGGCAACATGGAAGATTCAAGAAACAAACTGACATTCTGGGTGACATTTATGGTGAGCGCAACGCTTTGCCTGTGCATCCTTGGAATGGTATCGGCCTTCCTTCTCGGCCTGTGGGCTAAAGAAGTGGATAACGCTGAGATCTTTTCTATGCTTCACCCCGCTTTTCAAACCATCATTGGTGGCTTTATTGGCCTTTTAGCGGGCGTAAAACTTTCACAGAATCAGGATGAAAAATGATTGATATGTTGATTGGCATGACGATTGGTGCTTTGTTTATTTTTGTCGTGTCATTCCTGCACAACCTCATTTCAGTTTGGACAAAGGATAAAAAATGATTGGACTAGACGCACTTTTAAACGTGGGCGGCAAGCTCATCGACAAGCTCATCCCAGACCCAGAAGCTAAAGCCAAAGCCCAGATGGACTTGGCTAAGATGGCTCAAGATGGTGAGTTGGCAAAAATGGCTAACGAAACCGAGTTATACAAAACCGAACAAAACAACCTGACCCAGCGCGTTCAGGCAGACATGGCATCCGACTCTTGGTTGTCAAAGAACATTCGCCCCATGACGCTGATCTTCTTGCTGGTGGCTTACTCTGGCTTTGCTATTGCGTCTATCTTTGAATACGAAACCCGTGGCGCTTATGTTGAACTACTCGGTCAATGGGGAATGTTAGTAATGTCGTTCTACTTTGGCGGCAGAACGCTTGAGAAAATTACCGACAGGGTGAAAAAATGAAACTCACAGAACACTTTTCCCTTGAAGAACTGACCCATACCGACCATCGTGAATATGATAATACGCCAAATGATAAAGAACTCGAGAACCTCAAACGCCTCGCAGAATTTCTTGAAGAAGTCAAAACAGTACTTGGCGGTAGGCCCATCATGGTCAACTCGGCTTTTAGAAGCAAGCAAGTCAATGATGCAGTGGGCAGCTCTGATCGGAGCCAGCATCGCCTTGCTGCTGCTGTGGACTTCCGAGTTCCTGAACTGACGCCAGATCAGGTTGTCAAAGCAATCATCGCATCAAATCTTGGCTACGATCAGGTCATCCGAGAGTTTGACCGCTGGACACATCTGAGCATCCCAAACACACCTGATGCCAAGCCCAGAAAACAAGCGCTGATTATCGACAAATCCGGCACTAGAGCTTATGCTTGATATACGCCCAATTTGATGGGAAAATAGCTCATGCCATTACAAAAGATTCTTTTTAAACCCGGGGTAAATCGGGAGAATACTAGGTACACCAATGAGGGCGGCTGGTATGAATCGGACAAGATCCGGTTCCGCCAAGGCACGCCTGAGATGATTGGTGGATGGCAGCGCATATCTACATATACATATGACGGTGTTTGCCGCTCATTGTGGAACTGGGTCACATTAGGTGGCAATAATTTGTTGGGAGTGGGTACCAACACTAAGTTTTATATTGGTCGGGGTGGACAATATTATGATATTACGCCGACTCGAACGCCCATAACCCTGACTAATCCGTTTAACACAACGGTTGGATCCAAGGTGGTTTTAGTTACCAGTGCTGCGCATGGATTGACTACCGGCACATATGTTACCTTTTCCGGAGCTTCCGCTGTAGGCGGAATTACCGTTAATGGTGAGTATCAAGTTACCGTTGTAAGCATTAATACTTACAACATTACTGCAGCTACCGCTGCCTCATCAACCGCGGGCCCCGGAGGTGGGACCGTTACCGCTGTTTATCAAATCAATGCAGGTACAGAATATCAGGTTCCCTTAGTTGGTTGGGGCGCCGGTCCTTGGGGCTATGCTGCTTGGGGAACGGGGCAGTCAAGTAATTCAACGTTACGGCTGTGGAGCCAGATTAATTTTGGAGAGAATTTAATCTTTGGCCCGCGAGGCGGGGGCATTTATTATTGGATTCAATCCTCAGGGGTTACGACCCGTGGTGTCGATTTGACAACGTTAGGTGATGCACAGACCCCTGTTGTGCAGAATACTTTGACGGTGTCTGATGCTTCGCGTTTTGTGATTGTATTTGGCACGAATGATCCAAATTCTGCCAATCCAACTCAGCTTGATCCAATGTTTATTCGTTGGTCAGATCAGGAAGATCCTTTTACATGGACTCCTGCGCCTACTAATCAGGCGGGCAGTATTCGTTTGTCACATGGTTCAGAGATTGTGACAACAGTCCAAACGCGGCAAGAAATTGTGGTTTTCACTGATTCAAGTGTTTATTCGTTGCAGTATTTAGGGCCACCTTTTGTTTGGGGCTCTCAGCTGCTTGGTGACAATATTTCTATTGCAGGTCAGAACGCTGCTGCACAGGCAAACGGTATCATCTATTGGATGGGTGTGGACAAGTTCTATATGTACGATGGACGTGTGCAGACGCTTAATTGCGATCTACGCCGTTTTGTATTTCAAGATATCAACAAAGAACAATCTGGACAAGTCTTTGCCAGTACCAGCGAAGGTTTTAATGAGATCTGGTGGTTCTACTGCTCGCTTAATAGCGTAAAGATTGACAGATATGTGGTTTTCAACTACGTAGAAAATGTTTGGTATTACGGCACGATGGCCCGCACGGCGTGGCTTGATTCTGGTTTGTTGGATTATCCAATTGCTGCTACGTATTCAAACAACCTTGTGTATCACGAGCAAGGGCTCAATGACAATGAAACAGCTACAGAAAAAGCTATTGAGGCGTATATCTCTTCCTGTGAGTTTGATATTAATGATGGTAATAACTTTGGTTTTGTATGGCGTGTATTGCCTGACTTGACATTTCAAGATTCAATAAATGCTCCTACAGGTGAACCTCCTACAGTTACTTTGTATTTGTATGGGATGACTAACTCGGGCTCTGGTGTGACAAACAGCGCCAATCAAGCTGTTTTAAAGTCAGCGAGCTACACAATTACTGAGCAGTTTACAGGCCAGATTTATACGCGGGTACGTGGTCGGCAGATGATTTTTAAGATCATATCTAACCAGCTTAATACTTCGTGGCAACTTGGCGCGCCGCGTATTGATATTAGACCAGATGGACGGCGCTGATGGCTGAATTAAACGTAACCCCTCCCAATTTTCCCTTGGCTCCTGACGAATATGATCGTCGCTACCAAGATCAGTTAAATAACATCTTACGTTTGTTTTTTAATCAAATAAGTAACCCCGGGAATATCGGGGGAGCTACGTTAAATTTAAATATAAATACGTTGCCCACGCAAGCTAACTTAGCAGCTCTTCGTGTGGGAGATGTGTACAGAGATACGACGACGGGTGCAGCAACACAAGTGCTTCGCATAAAAGTCACTCCGTAATACAATTGCACAAACATTTTCCTTTAAGGAAGTAACATGGCCCAAGCACCTCAAGCATCAATGGAACAGCCCCAGCAGGGAGGTTCGCCTTTTTCTGATCCTAATACCATGGCCATTTATGACCAGATGCGCCAGTCTGTGTCACCCAAGCAGTTTGGTGATGAGGTGTTGGCGGGCGCTGCTCAGGTGGACCCAAAGGCGGTTGATGCATTTAAGGCTGAGTTAGAGCAGATTCAAATGCCTCCTGAGGCGCTTGATTTGCTTAATAACATGGTTGATGAGATCTTGGCTAACCCTGAGAAGTACGAGGAAATTCGTGCTAAATACAAAGAAATGGGTGCCCCTGACGAGATCCTGCCAGAGCAGTTTGATCCCCAGTTTTTTGCAGCATTAAACATGGCTGTGGACCAGATGATTGGCGCTCCTGCCGGCGCAGAAGCTTTTGCAAAAGGTGGTATTGCTGAACTCACGCCCGTGTCAAAAGCGATTGCTAACTATGGCCGCAATGGCGATACGATGTTGGCGCATATTACGCCTGCTGAAGCCCGTATGTTGCGTCGTAAGGGCGGTAGCGGAACAATCAACCCTAAGACAGGAATGCCAGAGTTCTTTAATTTATTTAAAGAAATTGGTAATGCATTTAAGTCGGTGGGTAATGCTGTTAAAAGTTTTGCCAGTAGCACCGTGGGCAAGATTGTCACTACTGTTGCGCTTGGTTATTTTTTAGGCCCTGCCGCAGCCAATTTCTTGGGTGCAACTTCTGCTGCTGGTGTTGCTGCTGTTAGCGGTTTTGTCGGCGGTGCGGGCTCCACGCTCCTTGGTGGTGGCAACTTGAGCCAAGCTTTGAAAGCCGGTGCAATCGGTGGTTTGACTGCTGGCGCGGGTGCTGGAGTTCTGGGCGGATCAGAAGCTTTTGCTGCAAATAGTTATACAGGTCCAACCACAGTTAGCGGTCAGTATGACAAGCTTATTGGCGCTCCTACGGCGGATGTTACGACAACCACAGCCCGCGAAGCTGCTGCTCGTCAAGCTGCTATTTCCCCAACAGGACAAGTAGCCGGGATGGCTTCTGTGCCGGATAATCCACTTATTACTGCAAGGGACGCTTACGTTCCTCCCCCTACTCAACCGTCGTTGATTGATCAGGCAAAAGATTTTTATAGCAAAAATATTTCTCCTGAGGGCATTCAACAGCAGGGTGTTCCTGCTGCCCAAAATGCAGCTGCAAAAGCTGTCACTGATTTAACCGCTCGAATTCCTGATGCTACTGCTGCGATGAAAGAAGCGGCGTATCAAAATGCATATAAAGCAGCCTTACCCGGGGTTCTTAGTACTTATGGCCCAATGACTGCTGCTGGAATAGGTGCTATTGGTTTGGCGGGTGGTTTTAAGACAAATCCTGTTACGCCTTCTAAGACTAAATCAGAATTGATGAAGCCTGCCACGCAACGTATTGCAGAACAAAATCAACAAAAACAATATTACATTCAAAACCTGCCCGGTGTGAAATATGACGAGTTTGGTGCGCCTATTTATGGCGAGTACAATCCGTTGCCTACGACTCCCGCATCAACTACTCCAACAAGTAATTTTAATCTTCCCAGCACTATTGGCGGGATTGGTTCTTTGTACACACCTCCTCCCGGCGCCATGGGTTCACAAAAACCGATTGCTCAGCCGTACAACACTGCATCGATGTATACCAACTTGATGCCCCCACGTGGCTTTGCGGATGGTGGCGATGTTGTGCAATCTCGTGAAAGTGCTGCCATGGTGGATGCACAGCGCGCAGCGTTGATTGCTCAAGCACAGGCATTGGGTCAAACAGGATACACGCCCTCTAGCCCCGGTAATTATGGCGTAGAACGCGGTGCATATACGCCATCCACAGGTTTTGCACAGTTTACGCAACAATATATGCAAGATCATCCGGCAGCTGCGCCTACCAGTGCGCCTGCTCAAAATACTAGCAGCTTGACTAATTCAACAACACCGGTTATTAGTCCTCCTGTAGATTCTACTTATACTTCTCCGGTTACATATAACCCTCCCGTGGATACATATCAGCCACCCGTGGACACATATCAGCCACCTGTGGATACTTACGAACCGCCAATGGATACATACGTAGATGATCCTTCTGTTACTGCAAGGGATGCTTATGTTCCTCCGATGGACACATACGTAGATGATCCTTCTGTTACTGCAAGGGACGCTTACGTTCCTCCGATGGATACCTATCAGCCGACGATGGATGATTCGTACATTACTGCAAGGGACGCTTACGTTCCTCCGATGGATACCTATCAGCCAACGATGGACGATTCGTACATTACTGCAAGGGACGCTTACGTTCCTCCGATGGATGCCTATCAATCACCACAAGATACTTATCAACCCCCGCAAGATAACTATCAGCCGCCGGAAGATGCATATATGTTTCCAACGGATGCTTATCAGCCAACAGTTTACGATACGCCAGTAGATACCTATCAGCCTAGCTTTAATGCTTCGGGCGATGGTGGAAGTATGGGTGGTGGCTATGGTAGTGCGTTTAATAACAACTTTGACTACACTGGCGGTGGGGGCTACGACAATAATTCGTTTATGGACTCCCAATTTAACATGGGGGGTATTGCTTCTTTGAGCTCGGGAGGTTATCCTCGACGTACCGGTCAAATTCAGGGCCCGGGGACCGCGACCTCTGATTCAATCCCTGCAATGCTTTCTGATGGCGAATTCGTAATGACTGCCAAAGCCGTCCAAGGCGCAGGCAAAGGCGACAGACGCGCAGGAGCAAAACGCATGTATGCGCTAATGCATCAACTTGAACAAAACGCAGCACGGGGTTAATAAATGGCAGATACATCCGTCCAAGAATCGGTAGTCCGGGAAGCACCGGACATTGAAGCAGCCAAAGTTGGCTTAATGTCTTCTGCCAAGGCGCAGGTAGATGCAGCAAATGCCGCCGCCGCACAAGGCAGATACCTCACCCCTGATTACAAAGTACAGGGGATGACTACAGACCAGTTGGATGCGCTCCAACTGGGTCGTCAAGGTATTGGCGCATATCAGCCTTACATGACCGCCGCGGCTCAAGGCACTGCAGCCGGCGCAAATACGTTGGGCGAAGCAGCAAATGTGTTGCGTGGGGCAGATACCCGTAATCAGTTTGGTGCTGCTCAAGCGGCAATGAACAACGCTGCAGTTCCAATCAATCAAATGACGGGCGCCGCAAACCTGACAACTGCTGGTATTCCTTTGATTGCGCAGGGCGCACAAGGAATGGCAGATGCTCAACGCCTATCACTGGCCTCTACCAACCAGCCCGGATTTCAGCAGGGTATTGGCTCTTTGTATGGCGCTGCAGATGCCGCAAGAGCCGCGGCTCAATTAGGTGCTGCTCCAACTGCACAGGCTGCTCAGTTCCAAGCACCTATGAATGTTAACAATCAGAATGTTAATGCACAAGGTATCAACGCTGCGCAAACTAATTACAACCCTAACTTGCAGACTTTTCAGATGAACCCCGCAGAGCGGGTGCAGTCTCAATCGGTGAATACACCATTGATGAATGCTGCTCAGTCTGGATTTAGTTCTCAGGGGTTGACCGCGTCTCAAATGGGCCCTGCAGAGCAGCTTAGCACCCAGTCAATCACTGCACCGGGCACTGCACAGCAATACATGTCACCTTACCAACAAGCGGTGACTGATATTGGTGTTCGTGAAGCACAGCGCCAAGACGATATTGCACGTCAAAGCCGTAATGCCGCTGCTGTTAAATCAGGCGCGTTTGGCGGTTCTCGTCAAGCAATTCAAGAATCTGAAGCAGCCCGCAATCTGGCACAGCTCAAAGCCGATATCCAGAACAAGGGCTCTCAAGAAGCCTACATGTCGGGTCAGCAACAGTTTAACGCGGAGCAACAAGCACGGCTCGCGGCTCAGCAAGCCAATCAGCAGGCAGGTCTTACTGTGGGTCAACAAAACCTTGCTGCTCAACAAGCAACAAAGCAGTTGGGTTTTGGTGCAGATTTGCAAGTGGCGTTGGCCAACCTTAACTCTTCACAGCAATCAAACGTCCAAAATCAAGCTGCGCAGTTGCAAGCTCAGGGTATGAATTCTCAGCAAGCACTGCAGGCGGCCTTGGCCAATCAACAAGCTGGTCTTACTGTGGGTCAGCAGAACTTGGCTTCTCAGCAGAACACACAGCAATTGGGTGCGCAAACAGGCCTACAAACTTCTTTGGCAAACTTGTCAAGTCAACAGCAGGCCAACGTTCAAAATGCGGCAAATGCACTGCAGGCTCAGGGTATGAACCAGAGCGCGGCTATGCAGGCAGCGTTGGCAAATCAGCAAGTTGGCTACAACACCAACGCGCAAAACGCTCAACTGCAACAGCAAACAAACCTTGCTAATCAAGGACTTCAGGGTCAATACGGCTTGGCAGGTGCTCAGTATGGTTTGCAAGCCGCTCAGCAACAAGCTGCTGCGGGTACAGGCCAAATCAATGCCGCTGCTCAACAAGCCGGTATTGAGCAAAACGCTGCAAACATGTACGGCAACTTGGCAGGACAGCAAGCAAACCTTGCCAATGTCTACGGTAATTTAGGCGGACAACAGGCCAATATTCTTGGTCAGCAATCCCAGTTGAATCAATCATTGGGTCAAGGTATTGGCTCATTGGCTACTAACCAATTCAATATTGGTGCGCAAACTGCTCAAGGCCTTGGTGCATTGGGTACACAACAATCTAACATTGGTATGCAGCAAGCCGCTTTGGGTCAAAACGCACAGGCAATGGGCCAGCAAGATACTAATATGCTGTTTAATATGGGCTCTATGCAACAGAAACAACAGCAGGCTGAGATTGATGCAGCTCGTCAGAACGAGTTGACAAAAAATATGCAGCCCTATCAACAGTTGGGATTCTTGTCGGATATTTACAAAGGCGCGCCATCCTCACAAATGGCTGTTACGACACAAAGTCAAGCCACGCCCAGTCCTTTCCAACAGATTGCCGGATTAGGTATTGGCGCAACTGCTGCAGCGGCGGCAGCGGCAAGAACCGGAATTATTTAAGGACGCACCATGAAGAATGAGATTTTAAAGCGTGCCATGTTTGCGATGCCTTTGACAAAAGATGCCCGCAACTCAGGAATCATGGCGGGATTTGACGATCAGATGCCCGAGGCTCCCGAGGACAATGTTGAGGAAATGCCTCAAATGGCGCGTACCCCACAGAATCCTGAAATTTTGATGAATACTTTGCGGGGCGACATGCGTTCTGTTGATGCTCGCTATAAAGAATTGGCTCAAATGGTTGGTGAAGATGCCGCCATGGAAACTCCCCCTGAAGTGTTGGCCATGCTCCAAGGTCAAATGGGTGCTCAGCAGCAACCACAAGGCGGTATTGGTAGCTTGCCACAAGGCCAACAGATGACTCCGCCTCCTATGGGAATGCCTGATCAAGGTGGTATGCCTCCACAGGGAGAAATGCCCCCACCCGGACCGGAGGGCGCTGGCCCTTTTCCACAGGGCGGGGCTGAGCAGGCTCCGCCCACCCCTGATGGCATGCCCCCCATGACGGCAGCTTTTGGTGCGTTTGTCACTCCGGCTACCCGCGCTATGCAATTTATGGGCGATAAAGCTGCACAATATGGGCCTGCCCTAAATCAGTACCTTGGCAACCTGACGATGCGCGCTCAGCCTACGATTCAGCGCCTGACTGGTGGTAATCCTGCTATGCCTTTGTCTGTTCAAGGACGAGAGACCTTGGTCCAAGGACCTGCGGGCACGGTCATACAAGGTGCAGGAACACAATTCGCTCCTTATACAACGATGGGCCCTTTGATGAGCCCTACGTTTACTGAAGGTATCAAAATGGGTGTGCAACGCGCAGCACAAGAATACCCACGTGTAACAGAAGCGTTGTCCCGTATTTCTCCGGGCTTGGGGTTAACGGCGGGCGCGTTGTCTGCCATGCCTTTTATGAAAAGTGGTAACGAAGGCCGTACTCCTGAACAAGAAGCAGCTTATCAGGCCTTGGTTGCACAGATCCCCGGAAATACACGTGCGCCTGTGGAGCAAGCGCCAAGCCCCACGGCTCCTGCTCAAAACCCTGCTCGCTTGAAAGCTACAACAGACGCAGAACAAGCAGCGATTGATGAGCGTCAATTAGCTGCAGCAGAGAAGCCAAATACTGATCCTTTAGGTGCTTTTATTGATCAAAAATTAAAGCTCTTTAATGAGCGCGAAGCTAAAGGATCTGTTAAGGAAAAAACCCGTGCAGAACGGACCAAAGAAGGTTATCAAGAGCTGGCTCCTTTGTTCCAAGAGATCTTGGGTGACAACAAAGAAGACATGAAGACAAATGCTTTGTTGATGCTGGCGGATGCTGGCTTCAAACTGGCATCTAGCCGTCAGCCTACTTTTGGAATGGCTGTAGGTGAAGCTGCTGCTGGGTTACCAACAGGGTTTATGGCGCTGTTGGCACAGGCTAGAGATCGTGACCTTAAGATTAAATCCTCGGCACTGTCACAGGCGTATACAGATGTTCAAGAGCAAGACAAGTATGCTCAGCAGCTTAAGACGAAGATGTTGGACATTGATGGCCGAATACTTTTGGAGCAGATTAAACAAGGAAATGGTACTCTTGAAGATGGTGGTGCAGGTCTGCTTATTGGTAAAAATAAACAAAACGGTTTTGTAGGTGTATCAATTAATCCAAAAGATCCAACAGTGCAATCGGCTATTCAAAGTCGTTGGACACTGCGCGATACAGACAATCCTTTTGTTGAAAATCGCGGACAAGCGCCAGCAACAATAGAAACAGATAAGGGCGAGCGGCTTAAACTGACTGCATCCTTACGTGCAATGGATAATAGTTTGAGAACTTTGGATGAGCTTAGAGGCGTATATACTGGTTTGTATAGCCCCGGCACATGGGTTGTGGATAAAATCAATAACTTAGTTGTTCCTGTAACTGGTGGTCTAGTTCGTCCTGATGTTGATCAAGCTTCTGCTGCTCAACGTGTTCAAACTGGCATGAATAGTTTAATAAAGAACCTTGCTGCCTCTGGTGATTCAGGACGTGTTGCTGTGCAAGAACAGGAATGGGCACGTAAGACTGCAGAAAATATTGCTGATCCTGTAGCTTTCTTCCAAAATAAAGAATTGGCAGCAAAAGGGTTTGTAACATTGGAAGCTGGTTTACGTAATGCACGTCAGCAGATTTTGACTCAATTAGGTTATGAAAATAATGATTTGTCTATGCGTGTTCCTAGTACTGGTACACAGAATGACCCATTTGTAATTCCTGCTGATAAAGATGGCCAACGCGTGATGTTTAACTTCCTTGGTAGTACTATTGGAAAACTGCAAGATCAAAATGCAATGGTCTATGTAAGAATGCCAAACAATACTATTCAACAGTTTAATCCTATTCAATTGCGTGGCTTGATAGGAAACCAATAATGCCAACCTTAATGAATTCCCGTGGGGAGATGGTAGATTTCTCAACCGGAGAGATTATTGGCCGTGCTGAGGGAGCACCTACAATGACTGCCGATCCACTGGCAGGGGGAAAGTCCGCTCCTGATGTACAAACACAAGGCATGGATCGTGTTAATGGCTTGCTAAATAATCTTTCATGGGGCTTTAACACAGGCCTTTTTGCTTTTCCTGATGCTGCTCAACGCCTTATTGGCAAAGGCATGGGGATGGATGAGAAAGACGTATTTCAATTTACCAAACTTTTTAACAAGGGTGTACAGGCTCCTAGAAATGCTGAAGAGCGTTTTGCCCGTGCAATTACCGAAGGCATTGGTGGATCCATGCCCTTCACTGGCGTTTTAGCCTATGCAGGGTCCGTTAGACCGCTTGTTTCTGCAGCGCAACCCGCAACAGGCATACTTAAAGGAATTGCAAATGATGCTATCAAATATGTTCAAGAAAGCCCAAGACTTGCTGCAGCACTGGACATCGCGTTCGGTGCAGGCTACGAAGGACTTCGTCAAACGGTTAAAGAAACAGTAGACGACAGCAACCCCTACAAAAAGGTTTATGAAGAGCTGCTCCCCGCAGCAGCATTTATTGGCCTTCCTGTAGCTGCCGCAAACCTGCCCTCAGTTCGGGCAATCAAATGGATTTCGGACAAAGTCAAAGGTGTATCTAATGGCTTGGGCGAGATCGAAAAGGAGACCTTAGAAGGTCTTCCCAAGGTATACAGATTACCGCTTATCAATGTGCTGCCAACCATGTTGATGAAGCGCGCTGAGGGCAAATTGGCACAGGTGTTTGGCCCTATCTCCGAGAGCCCCGAAGCACAGCAAGCATTGAAGCAACTTGAAGCTGCTCTGGCTGATCCTCGCGTCGCAAATGCGGGCTTCATGTTTGATGCTGCCGAGAAAACAATGTACTCACCCTTGGTGCAGCGCAAAGCAGAACTCCTGCAGCAGCTTGGCCCCAAGGAACTTGAGATTACCAAAGAGCGTATCAACCAAAACCAGCAGGCGCTGGACAGTTTGTTCTCAAGCTTCTCACCAGAAGCACGCAAGCCCATTCAAGAAGCGTTTACCGCGGCCCAAGCAGATCGTCAGCAATTCTTTGAGAGCTTGCTGAAGAACCAAAAGGACCTGACAGACGCGGAAGTGATGTCAATCTCCGAGCGCCTAGGCCCACAGAACATTGACTTGCTTAATGATGAACTGCGCGGCACGTTAATGGCCCGCATGGAGATGGATTCCAAAGCACGTGGCGATATCTTGCGCCGTATGGGGTTGAAGCAAGCCGTGTCGCCAGAAGGCCTGCCGATGCCTACGCGTGATCAGGGTATTTCTTTGTTCCCTGCTCGTGATATTGAATCTGCTGCCAAAGAATTGAGTGCAAAATATTCGCCTGAGCGTCCATCGATGAACGTTCAAGTGCCTGAGCCCATTCGTTTGTTAAAAAACTTTGTTCGCACACAAGAGCTTTCCCGCGAGAAGATGGAAGCGGACAAGTTGGTAGAACTAACAGACCAAGCAATCAGTGAACAGTTGTCAAACCTAGGTAAGACACTTGATCCTGACATGCTTGCTGGACTGCGCGATGCCGTGCTTTCTGCTGTGCGTGGCGAGAAACCAAAGACTGGCCGCAAGACCGCCAGTTTGAGTGAGTTGTTGCCTGCCCCGGATGCAAAAGGCAATATCTCCATTCGTGCCATTGTGCCGGGTCGCAACATTGTGATTAACCCTGCACAGCTAAAAGCAGATGCAGCACGTATTGCCGAAGCCAATACAGCGATTGATTTGAACTTGCCAGAGGCGATTGATTACTTGCAGTATG